CTTTACAAAATCAATTAAATACTTCTTTTCAAGAAGAAATTAAACAAGAAATAGAAAATAGGAAAAAACTCGCAGATCCAAATTGCATAACACTTGGTAAATGTATACAATGTAATTGTAAAACACCTCAATTATTTTATGCTAATAAACAATGTGGTGGCGAGTGTTATCCGAGAATTAATTAATAAAAACGACTTAAATAAATAATTTGTATGAAAAACAATAGTTTTGAAATTGGTAATGTAAAAACCAATCACTCTCTTAAATTCTCAATTGATATTGAGTGTAATTATGAAATAAAATCAATCACTGGTGGATGTAATTGTATCACTGTTGATTTTTATAAAACAGCCTCTGGTTATAATATTGTTGGAGAATATAAAGCTCCAAAGATTAATGATCTTAAACAGAACAATCTTGAAGTAACAAAAACTTTGAGAATTGAAGATACTGACAAAAATAAACATTTAGTTTACTTGGATTTTAATATTATAAAATAATGAGATTTATAGAAATACCTAATGTCTGCAATAATCCTAAAGACAAGATATTAATTCCACCACAACTAATTGAAGAAATCTATATATCAAAAACAGGTGCTACAATTACTACTAATAAGAAAATGTACACTTCTAAGTTTGATGAAAATATTGATGTAATTGATTTCTTTTTGATTCTTGAGGATTATGGTCTTGATTGTCTTGTAGTACTTAATAACGAAGAAGAAGATGACGAAGACACAACACCTGATACAATCGGTTCCTAATTTATCAATTGATATTAACTTTTGGGAATTAAACCCTCAATTGAAAGTTATATCACCTTTTAGTACATTGTACAAAAGAGATAAATCGAGAAATAAAGAAACATCTTCTAAAGAAGCGTGGTGTATATTTCAATTTAGTGATCCGTCACATGTAAGAAATAAATTAGCACGACTTCCCACTGAAGATAGAATAGAAGAAATCACAAATCATTTTTATAAGATTGATTGGAATGATAAAGTTGTAAAAGAATGTATTGATGAATATCCTAATATTTGCTTAACTGTTAAAGAACGTATGTTTAAAACTGTTACAAAGAAATTGGAAGAACGTGAATCATTTTTAGCAAGTACTCCTTATAATGAGGACACTGTATCAACAATTGAAAAAATGATTGCCGATACTAAAAAAGTAATGGATTCTTATAAACAAGTTGAACAAGATATGTTAGAAGAAGAAATTAAGATTTCTGGTAAAGGTAATAGAAAACTGTCTAAATACGAACAAGGTGATTTTTAGAATAAAAAATAGTTTAAACAAACTAAAGAATTTTATGCAAGGTAGTACTGCATATTTTGCAGGAACATTTTTTGGATTTGGTATAGCAACAGGTCTACTGTTGCTATTTCCTTTTCCTGGAGACATAACTAATTATGGTATTTATCTTGGTATAATTATATCAGGGGCTAGTAACTTTTTTGGTTATCTAATGTATAAAATCTTTAATAAATTCCCTACAGAGGACATAATAGATGAATTATGATGTAAGTAAACAAGAACTAGATATGTGGACACGTATTGAAAATGTTAATACGTGGAAAATAAATATTCCAAAAATACATCCATATTCTGTTAAATATGATACTTTTTGGAAGACAATGTATAAATATGTTGTAGAAGGATTTTGGGGAAATGATTTTGATGGATATAGATTTATGCCACCAAAGTTGTTTTTCTATATTAATCTTTATACAATCATTGGTATAATGGATAACAAATCTAAAGTACCAGCAAAAATGAGACCTAAACTTAGAGATATAGAATGGGAAATATTCTATATGTTTTTTGTTGCTAAAGGTTTCTCTGGATTTGAAAATGATGATGTGTATTCAGCAAATGATAAAATAAGATTATATCTTAATGGTGAATTGACTAAAGAAGAATTAGATCTATCTTGTATTGATCTTGATGGTAATGTTAAACAATATGTTGATCCATTGCAGTATGCTCGTAAATTACATGATAAACCACTTGGTAATCCGTTGTATGAAAATAACATGAAGAATACAATGTTATTTGGCTCAAGAAGTTCTGGTAAGACTTATATCATATCATCAATATGTTTACATGAAATGTTGATTGATGGTAATATTACTTATCGTGATAATATATCTAAATCAAGACAAAAAACTGGTATATGTATCGGTTCTGCTCGATCTGATAAATCTGCTGCATTCTTTAGTGCAATGAAAACAGCAATGGATGAATTTGTATCTAATTCTGATTTAGGTGTTTGGTCTGAATTCGGAAAAGAAGATTATGAACCTTCACCATTTTCAAGAATAATGGCAGGAACAATTCAACCTAATAATGCTAAATCTCCATGGAGAAACGAGTATGTTGTTAAAGATGAATTTGGACGTGAAGATCCAACAGGATCTGGAGCATTTGCTAAACATGTGAATTATAAAGATGATTCAGAAGCTGCTGCATCAGGTCGTTTTAATTATAATGTTATTGAAGAAATTGGTTTATTAGAGATTGCACCTCAAACATGGCACTCAAATGAATTTACAACTAGTCGTGGTGGTGTTAAAACAGGAACATTAGTTGGACTTGGAACATCAGGTGATATTGAAAAAGTGGAAGGTGCTAAAGAAATCTTCTTAAAACCATTCACATATAATTGTGTTGCATATCCAGATCATTTAGAAAACTCTGGACAAAATGGACACACTGGAATGTTTCTTCCTGCTTATATGGTAGATATGACATTTAAAGATGAAAACGGAAATACTAATATTGAAGCTGCGAAAAAACATTATTGGAAAGAACTGGATAAAATTAAAGATGATGTAGTTGCTTATAGAGGTCGTTGTATGCACGCACCACTTCTTATTTCTCACATGTGGGTATCAGATCAATCTAAATTAATGCCTGTTGAAGAAGCGAGAAATAGAGAAAAAGAATTATTGAAACAAAATAAATACATGGAACTTGGTACTCCAACTAAGTTGATATGGAATTCTTCTTTTGATAGAGGAATTGAAGCTCGTGCTGATGGAGAAGCTAAACCAATTATTAATCCATTTACAAAAGGTTCTGATACACTATTTGAACGAAAAGGTTGTGTGATGATATATGAAAAACCAGTAACTAATAAGTATGGTGAAATATATCCCGATCAATACTTTTATATGCATGACCCTTATATTTCTATTTCAGGTGGTGAATCATTACAAGCAACTTATGTTGTTATGAATCCAAAGTATATAACTGAAGGATATAATGGAAATTGTATTGTTGCTACTTATATTGGTAAACCCGAACTTAAAGGAGAATATCTTGATATTATGGAAAAACTCATTCAGTATTATGGTAATTGTCCTAGTATGTTATGGTATGAAGCGAATGCTGGTGCTGATGTAAGAAATCATTTTATTAATAAACATAAACAACATGTTCTTTGTGTTAGACCACAATTAGCAGAAGGTAAATCTATCTATCATAAGAATATTAGAGATACTGGTTATGTTGTTGGTAATCTTGTATCTAAGATACGATTGATTGATAATTTATCAGATTGGTTGCGACAAACAACTGAATTGAATGGTGAAACAAAAATGAATATAGAAAGGATTCCTTGTTTGTATACAATACGACAAATTATTCTTTTTAATTTAGATGATAACTTTGATGGTGTGGATGCATTATTAGGATTACCTCTTGCAATTGCAGAATATACATCTATGTATATAAATGAAGTGCAGAAAAAGAATTCAAATAATCTTGCATATTTATCATCAAAACTAAACCCAAATATTTCAAATGAAAGAAAAAAGATTAAAGAATGGAATCAAAAAATGAACCCATCCAACTTCGGTTAAAACTTCCCGAATCCGAAAAGTTTAAAAATAATGGTCAATGGTTTAAAGATTATGCTAAATATATTGTTCCATCGTTTGCATTTGTAGTAGAGGATTTTGCTCAAATGAAAAAATCATATGATATTGTTAATAACAATATTGATGGGTTTAAAGCTGATTTAAAGAAAATGTGTTCTCCTATTTCTGAATTACAAGATTTAGAAATTGAAGAAGAAATACTTCCTTATAATCAAATCTCCAACTATATTAATATTTTAAAAGGAGAAACGTTACAACGGAAAGATGCACATAAGATTGCACTGTTGAATTCTGAATCTATTCGCAAAAAGAATGAGGCTTATAAAGATTATATAATGACTAATAAGATTGAACCCGAATTAGCATTAATGATTGAGTCTTCTAAAATGCAAATGAAAGGAATGAAACCTGAAGAAGTTCAACAATATGTTGAACAAATGAAACAATCAATGTTACCTGATGATTTTAATATAAAAGATTTTAAAGTTGATTCTGAAAATCTTTATGCTAAAATTCTAAAATATTGTTATGTTCATGAAGATGTTAAAGATAAAAAACTTGAAACGATTCAAGATTTGATTACTGTTGGTAAATTGTATTTGTATTCAGGTTGGGAGAATGGTAAACCTACAATTAAGGTTATTAATCCAATGTTTTGTGGTTTTCATAAACGTCCCGATGAAAAATATGTACAAAAAGCAGATTATGTTTATTATCGTACTACAATTACAATTCCTGATTTGATTGCTAAATATGGTGATAAATTAACTCCTGAAGAATTAACTTCATTGGGTATTTCACATACATCGTTTTCTCCAAGAGATAAACGTTTTGATGTTGCTGGTGGAACTGCTACATTTGTAAGAGATCAATGGCATGAAGATTTTTATCGTGAATTAAATCCTGGGCAGAATAATTCTGCTAAAACTGTTGGTATGCATCAGGGTACTTCTGGTACTATTCGTGATAGATTCTCTAATCTTATTTGGGAATCACACATTGAGTTTAAAGCATTCAGAGAAGTTATCTTTTTAACATCTCCTGATGAATATGGTAAACCTCATACAACAGTTGTATCATCTGAATTTGAAATTCCCGATGATGCTATTAAGATTAATTACACTAATGATTTTGGTGATAAATGCAATCGTTATGAATGGGTTGATCCAATTCTTAAAATTCCATATACTGCTGAAATATTATGGATACCTAGACGATATGAAATGACACGATTGGGTTCTGATATTATTGTTGATTATAGAGAAGTTCCTTTTCAACCACTTAATACCCAAGATCCTTATTCTAGTTTCGAACTTAGTTACAAAGGTCTTATAATTGATTCTCGTAATACAACTCCTATTTCTCCTGTTGAAAGAGCAACTCCTTTTATATTCCAATCATTTATTATCAAACATCTTATTAATAAAGAACTTGCTAAATATACAGGTTACGTTCAAGATGTAGATACAGATCAAATTCCTGAAGAATTAGGTAATGACCATAATGGTGAAAAGATTCGAGATCATATTGCTGCATGGTTTGCATATCGTAAACAAGAAGGTATTAACTTTTATTCTGGATCTCAAACTAGTTTTGGTAATTTACCACCGAGTACACGTAGTCCTGGATCAAGAGGTTATTTATTAGGTACTGCTGCTGAAATATTAAATTTACAGAAACTGTATGATGTTGTTAATATGGAAATCGGTATGGCATTAGGTATTAGTCCACAACGGATGGCGGGTTCAACACCACAACTTACTGCTACTGATAATCAACAAAATTTACAACAATCTTATTCTATTACTGAATTCTATTTCGATCAACACAATGAAGTGTGGAAATATGCTCTTAAAGAATATATTAATAACTTCAAACATTATATTCAGTTAAAGTTGAAAAATGGTGAAGATTGTTTTTTGCATTATATTCTACCTGATGGTACAGAAGAACTTTTAAACTTTACTCCCGATTCATTAGATACATTTGAAGATGTTGGTTTGTATATTTCTAATAGCGGTAATGATAAAATTTATCGTGATATGATGTTACAAATGTCACATGCAATTGCACAAAATGCAGGACAAGGTTCTGGTGCTATATCGGCATTAATTAAAAAGATTACTGAAGGAGAATCTGCCGAAGATATTCATAAATCAATTTTATTACTTGAAGAGAAGTTATCTAAACAACAGCAATCAATGCAAAAAATGAAAGATGAAGCACAAGCTAAAATCACACAAATGCAAATTGATGCTAGAGAAGATGAACAACTTCATGAAGTAAATATTGAAACACTTAAAGGTGAATATGGTATTAAGAAAGAACTTATTCGTTCTTACATTAATCAAGAAGATCAAGATAAAGATAAAGATGGTTTACCTGACCAATATGAAATATATAAATTGGAACAGGGTGATCGTAAATTAGATCTTGATGCAAAAAAACTTGAGTTGACTGCAATGAAAATACAAGAAGACTCTAAAAATAAAGCTGCTGATCGAACTATAAAACGATCAGGAAAAAAATAGTAATATCCGTAATAAACTAGTATAGCACAAAATAAACCAAATAATTGTCGATTTAACGATTATGTTAAAATTTTAATTTTAAAGGTTTATATTTGTGCTATATTTAAACTAAACCAAATGAATTTTATTGAAGATTTAATTCCAGACTTTAATGAGTTAGATAACTCAAATCTTACCGATGATGCGGTAATCGAAGACACTAGTACAGAAGACAATGTTGATGATAATGACATCTCAACTGATGAACCTGTTGTATATGAAAATGGTGATGATGATGCAACTGCTGCTTTTAATGTAATGTTTAAAACAGAATTGTTTAATGAAGAAGATAAAAAGAAATTTGATGGTTCTTGGGAATCACTTGAAGAATTGCGTAATGAATTACCAAATCGTGTAATTAAAAGTGCAATTGCTCAAATGCCTGAAACAGCACAAAAACTTTTATTTCTTGTTAACAATGAAGGAGAGAATTTAACTCCTGATAAACTTAAAACATTTGTGGCTGCTTTTGTTGATGATAACACTACAGAAGATATTGATATTACAGATAACGATACTGCTCGTGAATATCTTGAACAACATTATAGAGCAAAAGGTTTATCTGATAAAAATATCACTCGTTTGTTAGATCAAGCTGAAGATGATGATGAATTGTTGGATCAAGCTAAAGAAGCCTATGAAGCTGAAAACAAAAATAAACCAAGTAAACAAGATAAATTACTTGAAGAACAAAACCAAAAAATAGCAGCACAAAAAACATTTCAAGATAATCTTATACAAGAAATGAATGAACAGAAATATTCGAATACAGCTAAACAGCGTACAATGAATACTCTGAAAAACTTTAAGAATATTACAAATAAGATTTTTGCTAATCCAAAAGCACTTGTACAATTTGTTGATTTTGCTGCATTCTATGATGAAAAAACAAACACATTTGATTTAGATTCTTATTCTAAAAGATTTGATTCAAAAGTAGCTCAAACCATGAGAGGTAATATTGTCAGAGAAACATTTAAACAATCGTCTACCGGATCACCAAGAAAAGGAGAAATTAATGTTGACGATATAATTTTCAAACTTAAATAAATATTTAATTAATTAACACAAAACATGTACAGATTTACTGCACTTTCAACCGTAGAGCGTCCCGCTCAAGGTGGTAGTTATACTGACTTTTTGAGTTACACCAAAATCTTCAATCATTACAAACCTTTTGATTTTGGGGTAAAAACTGCTCAGTTATTTTCTGCCGATCCAGGAACTTTTGTTATTAACAAGAAGTTCACATTTATGACTCTTGCTCAAGGAAACGTTTATATGCTCCCAGGTGGAACAGATGACTATAAATGGCGAGTAGTTGGTTCTACACTTGTAAGAACCTATATTACTGAACTTATTACAAGTTCAACCCAACCAGGTAAAAATGGAGAACAATTTAAGATTGCTCTTGATAAACCATGGTTTCATGAACCAATTCTGTTGAAGACAGAAAATACCAATCTTCCTATGATGAAGATAATTGGTCATCCAGTTCAACGTTCTGCTGATTCTTGGGAATATACTGTAGAACTTCAAACAGGTAATCCTGAAGATTACATTCCTGTTGCTTATTTACAACCAGGTCGTTTTGTTATTGATGGTGGTACTTCAGTTTCTGATGAACTTAACACTAAATACGGTGGAGATCAAATGACTGAAATGTTTGGTCTGCAATCATTTGTTGGTAATTATGCTCGTAAACAAGAGTTTTCTGACAAAATGATTCGTGCTGAATTGGCTGCTAAACGTACAGGTTCTACTTATGGTGGAGAACAAGATGTAACATCTGGTTATGCTTGGTTTGAAAATTTCGATACTAAAAAAGGTGAACAAGTTAAAGTTGGTACTTATATCACTAAACTTGAACAACGTCTTTTGGATAAAATCGAAATGGATAGAGAGATGGCGATGTTCTTCGGTAAAACACAAGTTACCCAAGATCGTGATACTAATAAAACCATCAAGGTTGCCCCAGGTTGGTTGGAACTTGTTCGTGATGGACATTATCTTCCACACAACGGTTCTCTTACTCTTGATGACATTTATGAATTCTTGATGACTGTTTTCGTTTCAAGAAAAGATTTCTCTGATCGTTATGTAAGAATTGCTACTGGACAAGCGGGTATGATGTTGATGCACAAATTGATTGCTGAACAAGCGAAAGCGTTCACTACAATTGACACTCAATTCATCATGGATACTGATTCTGAATTCCACACTAACGCAAAACAATTTGGTGCTCAATTCACTAAATGGTTAGCTCCAGGTGGTGTTATTGTTGAAGTAATTCATGATCCAATGAAAGATAATCCATCTCTGTTCCCAGAAATGGCTCCTGGTACTCAATTTACCATGGAATCTTTCAATATGGATATATTCGATTTCGGTAAAACAAACAAAAAAGCTACAAATGCTACTCGTGATGAAAACATCACAATGGTTATGCAAGATGGTGTAGAATCTTATTATACTGTTTCTAACGTATATGATTTTGCATCTGGTGCTGAAAAATCAGGCGGTAATGTTTATGCAAACAACAAAGAACTTGGTATCTATCGTGAAATGTCTGGATCACTTTGTATCTGGGACGTATCTCGTTGCGGACGTATTGAATACGTTCCTGGAATCTAAGATACTTATTAAAAATTAAATTATTGACGTGTAGGTGAAGGGATCATCTTACTTTAAGTAAAAAACCTAAGCCTATGATAGATCTTTATCATAGGCTTTTTTTATATCAAAAAATGAATAAACCACAAGAAAAATGGTAACAGTTTATGTTAATTCCGTACAGAGAGATTCTGTACAAGGTCGTCACAAACAAATGTATATTGTAAACGATCCAAGAAGCAATCAAGAGTATAAAACTCAAAAAAATCAACACCGTGTTCCTGGTGCTGCTGATAATTATAAATTTACTTATTCGGTATCTAAAGGAGAATTTTTAACAGGTCTTGATGAAATAGTATTAAATGATTGGTTTGGATTGGAAGATCACGTATATCCTTCTAATTGGATCGGTGAATCTGAAATAATCAAAAAACAAAAAGAAATTACACTTCAAACTAAATATGAAATCTTAGATAATGTTCCAAAAGGTACATATTCATCTAAACCACAAAATGATTTGATATTTACTTGGGTTAGTAAAATGGGAGCAGAACTTCCTAAATCTAATTCAATGACTGAATCATTCAAGATTACATTATATCCTGATCGTGTAAACATCTTTAGAGACGATAATTCAAGAGGTCGTTTGGCAATACAGTTAATTAATAACTGTCCACAAATCGCACCTTCAAAAAATGAAATTAATCCTGCAATGCATCGTTATTATATCTCTTCTGAAAATGAATCAGAAACAGAAAGAGTTAACAAAGCAGACCAAATTAATGAAGCAATCTATTACTTAATGGATGTACAACGCAATTGTTCAGTATATAATCTGTATCAACTTGGTGTACTTTCTAAAGATAAACAAAATCGCTCATTAGTATATGGTGATGTTGCAGAAGTTAAAATCAAAGAAGCATTAAACAATTATATTAAAACTCCATCAAAAGAACAATTACGAAATGTTTCTAACTTCATTGATCTGTGTAAGATGATGAAAGATAAAAAACAAATGAATCGTTTCTTGATTATGTATTATGTTGAACAAGCTATTAATGCAAATATCATGTCATTATCTGATGGATATTATGCATGGCACAAACAACGTAATCAACCTACAGTTTACAAAACGTTTAATGCTAAAGACAAATTAATCAATTTCTTCTTAGCAGAATTTGAAAAATATGATCCGAATAACCCAGGATCAAATTGGTTCCATGAACTGCTTGAAGAATTAAAATCTAAAAACGTTAGATTACAATAATGACTATACAGGAACTACATTGGGAAATTAAATTCAGATATAATAAGTTAGATTCAAATCATCGTAAAGATTTTGTTCCTGCCGAATTAGACCGTTTGTTAAATTATTCAGTGATACCCGATTATGTAGAAATATGTACAACAGGAAATAATTATAAAAAATATAAAATTCCTTTTGAAGCTACTGTACAACGTATAGATATGATTTCTACATTAATTGTAAAACAACCTGAACAACCATCAATTACTCCAACTTTTGATGCTACTACCAAGTCTTATGAATGTAAGTTTTCCGATTTAGAATATCCTTATAGACATTTTATTCGAGCATATATTTTAACTGATTGTGGGGGAATAACACTGTTCCCCCATCAATTAGTAGATAACACTGAACTTAATATTCTTTTACGTGATAAACAACGTAGACCATCTAAAAAATGGAAAAGAGTTATTGGTTCAATTGGTAGAAGTTCTAATGGTGTTGGTTCAAGTTTGTATATTTATACAAATGGTGAAATAACAATATCTGAAGTATTTATAGAATATATTAAAGATCCAGTAAAAGTATTCTTCAGTGGATATGATACTCTTGAATTTGAATCTTCTGGCACTGGATATGAATCATCAGATCCAGCAGTAACTTCGGATATTCCTGAAACTTATCATGGTGTATTAGTTGATCTAGCTGTTCAAACACTTTCAAATATGTTAGGTGATACTAATAAGGTTAACTTAACACAAGATAAACTATTAAACACTTTATAAAATGAAATTGATAAACCTTAATGATAACAGATCGTCTGTTATTAATGAAAAAGTTTATTCTAGTGGAAAAGCATTACGATTAGATCAATATATAAAAAGTATTCTTAAAAAATATTTTGGGGTCTTTTTTGCAGGACAATCTGCGGGTGGTGATTTAGCAGGAAGTTTTCCTAATCCCACTTTAAAAACTACAGGTGTTACAGCAGGTACTTATGGGTCAGCAACAGAATCAGTTAGATTAACTGTTAATTCTAAAGGACTATTATCTACTATAACTACCTCCACAATTACAGGTGGTGTTAGTACAGTTGGTACAATAGATTCACTAACTAAATCTAGTAATGGATTAGTTATTAATGGAACTACTATTGTTGCTCAAACTGCTGATGCTACAAATCCAGGTATATTATCCACAACTACTCAAACTATTGCGGGTAATAAAACTTTTAATGGAGCTACAACTATTGCAAGTGCATTAAACACTTTTGCAGGAGCAGATATGGCTAAAAATGGCGGAGCATCATTTTATAGTGAAACATACAGAACTGGAAATAATGCTGGATATTTTTCCTATGGTACATCTCCCGCAGGATCTAACTTGGGTATGACTTTTGGGATAAATGGTATAAATGGTAGTACTAGAGATCATAACCAAAAGTTTCGTTTCTATGCTGGAAGTCATACTGATGTTTCACCTTTTGCTTTAGGTACGGTATCTCCAGCAGTTTATTCTATGGACTTTCCTTTATATCATGATGTGAGTACATGTATGTTTTCATTAAATTCTGCATCACGATATTATAGAATTAAAACAGATAATACATCAGGTACAGCGACAGAAAGATTTGCTATTCAAGGTTATGCTACAAATGCTATTGCTTATATGAATAACATTTCTGGTTTTCACATAGGTGGAACATCAGCAAACTCTAGTGCATTGTTAGAAGTAACATCTACAACTAAAGGTTTTAGATTAACTCCTATGACAGCTACACAAGCATCAGCAATTACTCCCGCCGAAGGTTTAATGTTATTTGTATCTAATACTAATGGTACTTTCACTTCAATTGGCTTATGGTGCTATGAAAATGGTGCGTGGTCTAAAAAATAAAAACAATGCAAATAAATAGAAAACAAACCGCTTTAATAACAGATAGTTCTGGAGTAGAGCATCCTGACGCATGTATTTGTGTGACAGGTATTATTACCAATCCACAGTTTAAAGAACTAACAATTACATTTGGATTGTTTCATAACAAAGATGCTTATACTTCAGGTAAAGCTCCTTTATCTTATTATGTACAACCATTTCATTTTAATACAGTTAATATCGCACCTGATGTTACAAACATAATGGCTGTAATAGATGCTTTAGAAAATGATACTCCTGATAAATATGAAATATTAAATACTATACATTTAGGTCGTGGTGCTTATGAAGATGTATTAGAAATGTTAGACCTAGAGAATGCTGCTGAACCTCAAACATTAATGGCTAAACTTTGGATCATGGAACAACTTGATTTTGAAGGAATACCTTTTAGAGAAAATTGGGAATTGGCAAATGGCGATAAATTTGAATATGAACCACAAATGCTAGCATTCTTAAATGCTCTAATCAATCCCTAATATGAAAGCAGTATTAGTACACAATCCTCTTATTTGGTATAATCCTGCAACATGGTTATACTCACTTATTCGTAAAGTATCTGGTTCTTTTTGGAATCATGCTGTTATATGGACAGATATTGAAAACACACCATGTATGATTGATGCTAATTTTCATGGAGTAATTGTAAGAGGAAACAGGGAACAATTTTATCAAAAAGATAAAAGAATACTTGCATTTTTAGAAATTCCTTCTGAAATATCGGAACAAGAACTTAAACAAAGATTACTTAATCTTTGTGGTAAAAAATACGATTATTGGGTTTATTTACGTTTTTTATTAAAACGTAATAGACGAAATAACAGATTATATTGTTTTGAATTACTTGCTAATGTTTGGAAAGAATCATTTGATTCTGATAAAATACTTACAGCAAATGAATTCGAAAAATATATCAAAGAAATAAAACTTTTTAATTATTAAACAAATCCTTATTTAAAATGTTCAAAAGAACAAACAAACCCGCAATGGAGACCATTATAGTTCAATATAATGCTTCCCAAACCGCATTTCCAACCGGTGCTTTAGTTGGATCTACTAACTCATTGAACTTGGTTGATGGTTCAATTTCAGCAGTTTCTGCTGACCACAGTTCTTCTGTAAGAGCTTATGGTCGTCATATTCAAGATACTGATACTGCAACAACTGTAAGACGTATTAAGATTGTACAAGGTACTCCTAAATCAAGTGCAATCAATACAGTATCTCCTTTTGGTGAAGGTCACAAATCTGTTGTTGAATCTCAAGTAATTGATGGTACAATGGTTCGTTCTGTTGCTACTAAACTTCCTAATCTTGGTTATCGTAATGCTATCTATTTTGATGGTTTTACTGCTCCATCTGATGAAGTTAATTATGGTATCTCTCTGATTGTTCGTGGTGTACGTTCTAATCGTGTATACGGTTATAACAACAATAGAGTTTTTGCTTCTATTGATACTCCTGATTATACAACTTTGGGTTATACTAGTACTCAAGCAACCACTGACCTTTTGGCTAAATTAGCTGCTGAATTACTTCATTCAAGTGCTGCATTCTCACGTAATGGTCAACCTGTTCCTCGTGGTAAAAAAGAATTCATTGTATTTGCAATAGATTCAACTGGTGCAACTGGTTCACAAGATATCGGTACACTTGTTAATGGTGACAGTGTTGATTTCTTGATTGAAAACGGTGTAACTTATTCAATTGAACTTGATAAAGTTATGATTCAAACTCTTGCTAAAGCTGTAATTAATGGTTTAGCAAACACTGCAACAATTGTTCCTGTAGACGTAACTGCTGTTACAACTGATGTTATTGATGGTCTGTTATTCATCGGTCTTGATGAAGATCCTGCAATCGCATTTTCTGACATCCTTGATGTAAGAACTCATTTGTCAATCGAACTTGTTAATGCATTCCGTACAGAACTTCCTACCTCAATTGAAGAAGTTTCTGTTTCACAAGAAGCCTCTAACACAGGTGATCGTGTATGGAAAATGTGGAGAGATCGTTATGGTCGTTCTATATTCAATGCACAAGTTGACCCAATTAATGGATATTTTATTCAAGCACCTTCATATTTCGATAGAACCAAATTGTACACTGCTACAATGATTGATTTCTACAATTATGAAACTGTACTTTCAGGAAGTAATATTCTTGATCCACAAAGATGCACAATCTTGATTGAAGCTGAAATTGATGACGATACTATTGATGTTGATGCTGTTGTTGTTCTGTTAGGTACTTACACTTATCAAACAATCAATTCAACTCTTGTAGCTCAAATGGAAACAATTCTTGGTGATTGGTTACAATCTTGTTCTCCAACCCCAACTCCTATTGCTTCTGCAACAAGTTCTACATACTTTATTTAATAATATGGGGAGAGGAAACTCTCCCCTATTTTTTTTAATTTTTATAATTAATTCAAAATGGCTTTAAAACATTTCGATGTTGTTTCTACAACTCAAGCTGTAGAAAAGAGTAAATTATACTCTCCGATTGGTGTTACACAAAAAACACTTGATCTGGACAGAACTGTTGAAAATATCATAGATACTTTTAACGGTAGTCCCACAGCCCCTTCTACCTCACAATTAGTTCAATCAGCTACTGTAACACTTACGGCTGCACAAATTAATGCTTTAGATACAGCACCTTTGTTAATGTTACCCGCATTACCTTCAGGTCAAGCGTATACTGTTTTAGCAGTTACTTCTAAAACAAGTGCCGGTACAGATGCCACTATTCAAAACGGCGGATGTTACATTTATTTAAACTATGGAAATGCTGCTGGTAATCCTAGATATGGTGCAAGGGCGTGGTCTAATCCTGTTTTTGTAGCTTCTTCTATAACTGAATGGTATAAAGGATCACCGACCGTGTTAACAAACGATGCTTTATATCTTGCAATGCAATATAATACATCTTCTTATTATACCATTGCTTCTGCAACTATTACTTGTACTATAACTATTTACTATATAATTTCTCCTATCTAATGGCAGCATATAATAATATTCCGAATCCGTTACTGACAACTAGAGTTAGTGTGTCCGCAGCACAATTAAATACTTCTTTTGCAACCCCTATTAAAGTGTTGCCTAAAACTGCTGGTACAATTCATGCTGTAGATAGAGTTATTCTACGATATGTTGCCGAAAGTGGTTCTGCTGTTTCTACTGGTGCTAATGCTACTGTAGTTAGATATACAGGTGGAAGTACAATTGCATCTCAAGATTTTGCTGGATTAACAGCATATACAATCTATAATAAAACTGGTTCTGTAACCACATTTACATCAACTCAAACTAATGTCGATATTGAACTTGCAACACTTGTTGCTAATCCTACATTTTATGGTGCTATTGAAGTAACTATAGAATATCGAGAAATTAAAGTAGTATAACAATGAAAAATTTTACCCTATCAATCGCTGAAGGTTGTTCAGGAGTAATATTAACTCCTGTTGTTGGAGGTACTTATGGTTTAGATGATGTATCATCTTTTAAAACATTTAAAAATTGTTGTGAGCGAAATACCTATGATTTTTGTATTCCTACATTAGCATTTGGTCGTTGTGATGAAAATGAAGACAGATCTGTTACAGTTGAATTAATTGCATCAGGTTTTTGCTCAGATGTTGTAACTGCAACATATCAGGCTGATAATACAGGAACTATTGAAGAAGGATCAACGATTTATAGAGCAGATGTCAAAATACCGTCGGGTATAGAGACATCTGTTATTTTTACTTTAGTTGATGAAAATGGATTAGTTTATGAATTTAAACTTACTCTTGAAAATGCTACAGATGATTGTACATTAACAGAATCTCCAATAGTTTATGATTTAGAAATAACTGAAGAAACAGAAGATTTATTATGTGGAATAACAGTAACAGGAACAGAAGTAACTTTTGATCCTTGTGCATTTGCAACAAATTGTGCCACATGTACGGATACTACTTTAACTAATGGAATATATTCTGTTCAAGTAGATTATGGAGAAGGTTTAACCGAAACATTTTGTATCTTATCAGAATGTGATTCACTGTTTTGTAAAGTGGCTGCTGCTTATTTAGAATCTAAAGATAAAGAAATCATAAATACATATTACGCTTTAGTAGGTGTTTCAGAAGCATTAAATTCAACAGATACTGCTTTTGCAGAATGCGAGGTATACTTTGGTTGTCAATCACTTTGTGATTTATACTTAGTACTTTTGAATCTTATGAATGAAACAATAAACGATTCACCAACACAAACATATCTTGGTTGCGGATGTTAACAGAAACCCTTATAACACGAAAATTAAATTCGGCAACCTGTTCATTTTTAGTGAACAATATTAGAAAAGTTCAAGATATAATTTATGGAACAGAATGTGAAAAAATTGTTTCAGATTATGCTGATCTTTTTGAACTTAAATACTATGATGAAATCAAAACTTGTCAAACTACAACTCCTTAAAAATGGACATCATAAATAGTACAAATTTTATACCTGTTTTGATTACCATTATTGCACTCTTAGGGGGAGCAACATTCACGATATTAAATACTCAAATATCAAAGATATTAAAGAATGTGGATGAATCAAAAGATTCATATAACAACATCTCTCTAACATTGGCAAAAATGGAAGCCGAAATAACAATAATCCGAAAAGACACGGATTATACACGAGAAACCGTTGCAAAAGTTGCACGAGACTTACATGATCTTGATCTCCGTGTTCGAGATCTTGAAACAAAACGACTAGGTTAGTAACGAAAGTTACTAGCCTTTTTTTGTTTTACAAAGTTCGTAAATAAATTTTAGATTTAACAACTTTTAAATCTATATTTGTGCATATTTTAACGAAACAAAATAATATGACTTTAGAACAACTATTTAATCAGATATATAAATCTGAAAAAACACAAACATGGGATGAACTGGGGAAACAGTTCAATTTAACAGGAGAACAAATTAGAAAGAGATATAAGAGATTTAAAAACAATATTACTTCTCCTATTGCAGTATGGAACAACACTGCAACAACAGGATTGTATTATATACCAAAACACGAATATGATTTAATACCTGAAGTTGCAAAAAAAATTGAAATGGAAACTTTAGGAAAATTATTCTTTGGTGATAAAAATGAAAATGTACTTGTTATTCCTGATTTACATGAACCTTTTACACATCCAAAAGCATTTGAATTTATCAAAGAAACTAGAGATAAATATAATTGTACAAAGGTAATATTCATTGGTGACATTGTAGATTTCGCATCTATTAGTTATCATGAAAAGAATCCTAATATGCCATCACCAGGTGATGAATTAAAATGGGCTAGAAAACAATTATCTAAATGGTATAAAGAATTCCCTAATGCGGTTGTGTTACTTGGTAATCATGACCTATTATTTAGTCGAGTTATCAAAACTGCTGGTTTACCAAAAGAAGTATTACGTCCACTTAATGAAATATTAGAAGTTCCTAATTGGGAATTTAAAGGAGAATATGTACACAATGATATTTTATATACACATGGTACAGGATTATCTTCTTCTTCTGTTAATACAAAAGCATTATATACAAACAAATCAGTTGTTATAGGACATTTACACACAACAGCTAAAATTGAATATCTTAGAAATGATCTGTTCACAATGTCTGTTGGATGTTTAATAGATTATTCGCATGAAGCATTTAATTATGCTAAAACAAACCCAAAGAATCCAATTATGTCTTGTGGTGTAATTGTTGATGGTATTCCACATTTAATTCCTATGAAATAATGAGAAACGAAGATATAATTATAAACGAAGATTATGATTGATACTAATACAGAGAGTTATTTAAGAGATAATATTCCTGTACCTGTTGTACCTAAAGAGAAAGAAAAACATCATAGTAGAATTCTTCTTGATTTAAAAACTCCTATTGGAAGATTGTTTCATTGGTATAGGATGGATTATATTATAAAAGAACTACGTTTTAGAGATCAATTGAAAACAGTAATGTTTCGAAAAAGTGGTGTATACTGTTCAACATTTAAATCTTTTCATACAGGTAGTTTTTACGGTATACAATGTGGACATTGTATTGGTTGTCTTCATAAAAGACAACTCGTACAAATGAGTGAATCATTTGATCCAAACAGTTTTCAAAAATTTATGGATTGTTTTGAGTTTAATCCCTATTTAAATATTAAAGAAGAAACAATTAGTAACTTAGAAAAAGAAATAAGAAAAAGCGATAGATATTCAAACATTTGTTTAGATTGGGTAAAAGATATAGCTAAAAAATGCATGGATCAAGAAATTGATAGGATAAATAAAACAGGAAGAAAAAATGATAAACATTGATAATTATTTTCCTGGATTAGAATTTGATGAAAAATCACACACTTATAAGAGAGACGGATTGGGTTTACCATCCGTCTCTTTTTGTATAAAGAAGTTTCATAAAGAATTTGATCCAGATATAGTAAAATATTCAGCTAAAAAACAAGGTAAAACAACAGAAGATTTACAAGCTGAATGGAAAAAGATAACAAAAGATGCTTGTGATAAGGGTCATACAATTCATGAGTATGCGGAATTATATCATACAAATTGTCTTAAACCCTCAAGTATTGAAGAATTGGCTGTTGTACAATTCTATATGGATTTACCATCACATATAATTCCTATGTTCATGGAATGCAGAATATACTATGGTAATCATTATGCTGGAACATTTGATAAACTTCTTTATGATACATCAGATGATTCATGGATTCTTTCTGATTGGAAAACCAATAAAGATTTACATAAGAATTATAAAGGTCAAATGTTGTATGAACCATTTGATGATTTATTAGAAACACCATTGCATAAGTATTATATACAACTTAATCATTATGCACTTCCTCTTATTGAGGCAGGAATAAATATAAAAGAGATGTGGGTTATACATTTGAAACCTAATGTGGCCGAATATCCTAAATTATACACAAAATACACAATACCTAATCTAACCGATAAACTTAAAAAATATTATGACGATAGAGACTATCATATCAACAGTTCGTCAGATTATTGGCCAGTATAAAGATTCAACAGTTTATTCAGATGAATTTCTGTATGAATTATTAAACAATACAAGGAACACTTTAATCAGACAAAATTATCAATCTTTTAATCACGCATCATCTTATGATTGGATTCATTTTTGTATGCCGATGTGTGTATCAACAAATCATGTATGTACTGATTGTGTTCCTGTAGGTTGTCCTGTATTAATTTCTAAATACAATATACCTAGATCAATTGTATCAAGATATAAAGATCTTATTACAGTAATAAAACTTAATGGTGAAGAAATCGGTCGTAAAACATTTGATGATTATAAACAAGCAAAACAGTTTTCAAATGTTAAATCTAAGAAACTCTATTTTGATATTATAAACGAATATCTTTATATTTATGGTGGTGATACTAATATAATTAGTCCTCGTGTTGTACAAATAGGGATTATACCTGAATCTATTGAAGATTTAGATAATATACCAAATTGTGATAATTCAGGTGCTGAAAGTACACAATCGTGTTATGATATATTCTCTAAAACATTTAATATTGAAAAAGGATTTGCTGATAGAATGATTGATATTGTTTTACAGAAATTAGATATTGCAATTAAAACACCTAATAATGCGGAAACAAGAGCGAACTAGAAAATCAAATATTGAAGTTTACTTAGAAAATGCAATTGAAAAAGGTATAAATTTTAAACGAAATCCTGATAAACCTGTTACAGGTTGTGAGGAATTATATATGTTTTATCCATATAAAACCATGGATCCAAAATCTAAATGTGTGTATCCTTATATTAAAAAGGAAGATAGATCGGATCATAAGTACACAATGAACTATAAACAATGGAATGAAATATATAAGGTTTATACTGATATAATTATAGATGAATTGTTTACTGGTAATAAAATGGAATTACCACATCGAATGGGAACATTAGCATTACAGAAAGTTCAATTTCAAAAGACATATTATAAACATTTTAAAAGTGTATCTAAACGTAAAAAGTTTGAAACTAATCAATATCATCTTCTAAATAAATGGGACAGACGAAATGCTTATATGGCGTTTAAAGGTTTATGGTTATTTTCAATAAAAAGAAAAACATTCCTTCGAGAATGTGAAAAATTAGATATGTTCAATATTCATCACTTCAACACTTATCATAGATAATGAATTATATAAATTTAAAATCAATACTTTTATTGATTCCTAAAACAATAAAAGATCAAACGGATGAAGATACAATTTTAGAATATGCTTTAAATGCTTATAAATCAATGTCTATAAACAAAAGATTTGAATATAAGTTAGAAGTACTAGAAATTGTCAATCATCGTGTAACATTACCAACAGGTTTAGTTAAAATAAACCAAGTATCTTATTTTGAAGAACAACCTTGTTCTGAAGACGTTAATGAAATATTATCATTATGTGAAGAAGATACAACAACTACAACCGTTACAACTCCAACAGAATCACACACATCATCTGATTTATGTAAAATTATTAATTATCGTATATGGTTTGAGAATACTTTTTATAAGAAATATCTCTCTCCATTAAAATTTATAGGTAACGCTTCAAATCTATTTTGTCGTGATTGTCCTAATTTAGCCTGTTCTCAATGTACCGAAACATTCTCTTTAGATGTATATTCTAAATCATTATTGTTTCAGAACATTGAATCGGGCTATATTTGTTTAGATTATGTATCTGAATTGATTGATGATAATGGTGATTATTTAATTCCTGATGATGAAGATCTTAAAATGGGATTAGCATTATATGCAATTGCACATTGTTGGAGAGATAGAGCATATACAAAAGAAGAACAAGCATTTAAATTTTATGATGCTGAATTATCTAAAGCAGAAGTGAGATTAAAAAAAGCAAGATCTAAATTCCTATTAAATGCTTTAGATATAAAACTTATACACTCAATAAATTATCAACAAACAAGACATTTATATTTACCGTCTGTTTGGGTACATCTTTAATAATCCTAAAATATGAATGAACAAAACTTTCAAGCTGTTCCTAATTCTGGATTATGGACAGATGGTGAACCAATAAATCAACCAAAAAATACTTATCGTTCAGCACTTAATATGTGTAATGATATATTTGATGGTGGTGAAAACTCAATGATTAATGAAAATGGAGAACTAGAATGTTATTCATTTGATGGCGCTTTTACTAGAGTTGTTGGTCAAATAGCATTAGATGATGGTGCACATTTATTAATGTTGCGATCGTCTGTAACAGGTAGATCTAAAATAGGTATTTTTAAAGATTGTAATTATACAGAATTAATTGATTCAGGATGTTTAAATTTTGATTTTGGTTATCCTATTAAAGGATTATTTAAAATAGTCAACGGATGTGATAGAATTGTAACACTGTATGATGGATATAATCCTGATAGATATATAAATCTCGATAAACTCGAACTATATTATCATCCTGATTATGCTGCATACTTAGTATTAAATCCAAATGCTTCTCCATTTGATTATCGGGATGATACAGGTGATGAACCATTTGATTGTAATAAGATGAAATTAGATCCTAATTTTACATATCCTACAATTGAATATTCCGAAACACTTAATTATGGTGGATCTTTAGAAATTGGATTGTATCAAATAGCTCTTGAGTTATTAGATTCTACTAAATCAAGATTAGGATTTACAATGATTTCACCTCAAGTACCAATTACAGATGAAACAATTGATACACAATATGTAATATACGATGGTGCATATAATCTTTTGTTTATAGACATTGATTTATAAGCATTTAAAGCATATTCTAAAATTGTATCTTCATCCGTTTGATCTTTTATTGTTTTAGGAATCAATAAAAGTATTGAT